TTCAGAGCCTTGGCGCGGGTCCCCGCAGCTGCCTTCACAGACTTGCGGGTGTCGGGCATGTGGAGCAGGATCAGGGCGTCGCCGTCGGTCATCTCGTCAATCGTGGCTTTCGCCTCGTCGGAGGCGCCGATCAGCGAATTCACCAAAGACTGCACGCCATCGGGAGTGATCTCCAGGATCAGCTCGCCCTCCTCCACAGGGACCTTCACGCTCACGGTGCCTCCGTTGGAACCGGGATGGTCGTCTTCGCTCACGATGCTCAGAACGTCCATTTTCTCCTGCTCCTTGGGATTCATGACCAGATCCGCAGGGATCTCGTCGCCGATAAAGAACTTCCTGCCTCCGAAGCTGCAGAGCTTCTTCGCAATCAGTTTCATGGGATCACCCTTTCTTAGACAACATCCTTGCAGAAGACAGCCAGATCGTCGGCGGTCTTCTTCATGTCGTAAGCCATCAGACCCTCGACGTACTCACTGTGAGTGCCGTTCTCGCCGGGATAGTGGAAGATAGGCAGCATCTGACCATCGCCCAGCATGTCCCAGGTGAAGATGTAGCCGGCAGAGGGCTCATCCACGGCGGGAGCGGAAGTGGTGTAAGCCAGCAGCAGCGCGTTGGGATCGCCGATAAAGGTCATGTCGGCATCCTTGCCCTGCTTGGCCTGGTTGAAGATGCTCATCAGGACGACCAGATCGTCAACCTCGAAGAGCTGAGCCAGCACGTTCTTGGTCACGGAAGCGGGATTGGCAGTGCTGCCGCCGTACTTCACGCGGTCCAGGATGGCGGGATGCTTACGCAGAGCGTTGAACACGTTGGCGCCGATGGCCAGCTTGTTGGGGGTGCGGCCGGTCTCTTCGTGCATCTTCAGCTTGCGGTCAGCGATGAACTGGATGGGATCGGAGTTGTCGTTGGAGAACTTGATGAACTCCTTCTCACCGGGCATGGTGCTGTCCACGCCGGTCAGCTCGTTAGCCCACACGCCGGAACGGAAGAAGCCGTCAGCAAACAGGCGATCCTGGTGGATGTTGGCCTGCTCGGCGATGGTTCTGGTGCGCTGCTGGCGGGGATCACGCAGAGCGGGACCCTGGCGACGCTGCAGGTCGGTCTGGCGGATCTCGTCGATGCCCATGATCATCTGGTCAACATCGCACTTGTAGGTGTCGGTGTGCTCAGACACGACGGCGGGCATGACCTTGCCGTAGGCGGGCTTGCGCTGCCAGCTGTCGCGCAGCAGGTCTTCCTTGTCGAAGATGTAGAAGTTGTCGCTGCTCAGGTTCACGGGGCAAACGGGGAAGATTGCCTTAGCGAAGTAGTTGGCAGCATTCTGGTAGTAGCTCAGAGCCATGTTGGTCAGAGCGGTATGGGGTCTGAAAGCGCCCTTTGCGATCTGGGCGCTGATCATTGCGGGTGTCAGATTAGCCATGATTCATTTCCTCCTTGTTCTTACAGAGTGCCTTCTTCTTCGGTCATCTGCTCACCGGAAGCAGTGGGGCCAGAGACCTTCTGATACTTGGCGATCTGGATGGGCAGATACTCGTCTGCCTCTGCGCTGTCCAGAGCGAAGCCCAGGACGTAGTCGCCGCCGGCAGCGGGAACAGCCTTGCCATCGGCACCGGCGGTCACTTCCTGGCCCTTCTTCACGGAAGCGCCAGCCAGGACCACGCTCATTTCCTTGATGACGATGTCCACGTCATCGCCAACGCGGGCCTTGCCGGACTCCACGCCGGAAATGTCGTTGTAACCGGCCTCGATGATGGCGATACCCACGGGAATGTCGGTGCCGGCAGCTGCCAGGACGACGTTGCCGTTGTCGTCAAACTTCACGATGCGGTTGCGGACATCAGCGATCTCAGCACCGGCCTTCTCCACGATGGTGGCGGAGGGGTTGATCTGAACGCCGTTGTAGTTCTTTGCCATGATTGTTTTCTCCTTTCCTTATCTGCCGAAATACTCGGAGTCGTACTCTGCCATGATAGCGGGATCCTCCCAGCTCTTAGCCAGAGCGGTGGTGTAGTCCATGGTGGGATCGGACTTCATCAGCTCCTGGGCCTTGGCCTCAGCCTTGGCCACAGCGCCGCCGGCAGCAGTGGGATTGCCTGCGCTCTTGCCGATCTCGGCAAACAGGCCGCTCTTCTCCACCAGGCCCAGGCTCTCGTCCAGGACGTTGATGAATGCGTTGTAGTTGGCCTCGTTGCTCTTCTTCATGTCGTAGAGCGTCTGGGCAAGCTCAGCCTCATTCTTACCCAGGGGAGCATACTTCTTGGCGATGTCTGTGAACTCCTTCATCTCGATGGACTTCTTCAGATCTGCCAGCTGCTCCAGAGCTGCGGTCAGCTCGGGGGATGCGGACTTCTCCATGTCTTCTACCTCTGCTTTCTCGGTCTTCTTCTTGGGGAAGGGGGGCTTATCCTCTTCCATCATTTTCTCGGCGGCCTCGGGGTCAACGTCGGCCTTACCGATGGCAACCAGCGCCTCGTACTGGGCCAGCTGCTCCGCTGTGAATCTGCTCTTGTCGATGGTGATCATGCGGATCTTTCCTTTCTGTGTGTTGTTGGCCTTTGGCCGCTGAGAATGGGAATTCTCATAAAATCATTATATGACCACACAGTAATTTCTTAGGTTGCACCTTCGTCGGCGTAAATTTTGTATCACTTATTTCCGCCTTTCCGGCGAAAATTCGCTCACGCCATTACGCCTCCTCTTCCCACCGGAACCGTTTCACTGGGTTCCGGCGGGAGCCCTGTGCATAAAAAAAGGGAGGGACACGAATGTCCCTCCCAAATGGATCTCACATATTAACCTTTGGCCTCAGCCAAAAACTCCTCAATGGCTTTCTTCACTTCGTCGGAAGCGTTGTCCTTCGCCTCGGGCTTCCAGGGTTCCTCTTCGGAGAATGCCCATTCATCCCTGCGCTTTTTCAGAATATCGGGGATCATGACCATGGTTTCATTTCCTCCTGTCTGCGCCCGCCGCCTCCATCAGGGCGTCGGTCCATCGGTTGCCGTTTCCGGTGTTGTGGGCTGCGAATGCCTCAGCAAACAGCTCACCATTGTCTTTCGTCGCGTAGCCGCTGACCTTCCTGTTGAAACTGGCGGAAAGCGCCTGGGCAGAGAACTCCAGCCCCAGCATGTCGTGTTCCGCCTTCAACTTACTGTCAGAAAGCATCTTGCTGATGGCTGTGTTTCGCCACTCGTTTTCAGCCACGTTGTTGTGGATCGCGCTCATCTTGTTTCTGACGTTCAGCATCGATCCGCAGGCCTTCTCATTGCCGATGCCGGCATACACATGGCCGTATTCATGCCACAAAATGGCGTCGCCCGTGGTGCCCTTGGGATGATAGCCAAGATCCACGTCCTCGGCGTAGCTGTCGTATACCGACTGCAGGCCTTTCCCGTATGCCTTGGCACCGATCATCAGGCTGGCGCTGCCGTCCCGGCCGCTGTACACAACCTCTGCATAAACACTCCTGGTGCTGACGCCCAAGTTTGTCACGGCGCCCTTCAGCTCCGGGTAGCGCTCCTGAATCTCTGTGATGGTCTTGTTCACATGGTTGACCGTCTCCAGATCCAGCTCACCGAAAACCTGCTGCACCGTCTTCTGATCGATGTAGGAATAACTGTAGTCCACCGTGCCGGAAAAGCCAAGCTGCGTCCTTGCGTACTCTCTTGCCTCCGCCTTGGTGGAAGCAGCGGAAAAGGAGATCCCGCCGGCTCCGCCGCCGTTTGCCGTAGTGAACCGGCCGGTTTTCGGATCATGGTAGGGGTTGGCCTTCCCGATCTCCACAATGCGGTCAAACCTGGCTTTATGGACGATCTGATCGAACCGATCCATGATCAGCTCTCCTCTTTCTCCTGGATCTGATCCTCTGCGCCCTCTTCCTCATCGAAGGCGCCGGCCTCCTCCAGCATGTCCATGATCTCGTCCACATCGTTGGAATAACCGATAAACTTCTTGCTCATACGTCTTTCCTCCTTACGCATGCGTATCCCGCAGGCGGATCTCTCCGCCGGCCTTCACGTCCCAGATGGCGATCTCGCCGGCATCGTTGGCGGCCTTGATGGCTGCCTTCTTGTCGGTGAAGTTGGTGGACACGTCCAGCCAAAGGGTCCCGCTCTTCTTGTCGAACCAGGTGCCCAGGAACTTCCCGTTGTCGCCGCCATCCACCAGGATGTCCTTGTTCTTCTCCTTGAAGTCGTCCAGGGCCTTGCGGATCTCCTTGCGCTTTTTGTCCTTGCTCCAGTATTTGTTGACGGAGACCTGCTGAGCGCGGGCAGCGTCCTCCTTCGTCACCAGCATATAGCCGCCCTTGGGGCTGGTGCCGTGACGCAGGTTGGTGGTGCTGCCCTCGTTCTGCACGGTGGCGTGGGCGATGCCGCCGCTGGCCGTTGTGAACCGGCCCAGCTCATCGTGATAATGGTTGATCTTCTCCACAGCCTCATTGAACTGCTCGAAGCTCTTCTGGATCATGTCCGCCTTTGCCGCCTCGTCCAGGGTCTCATCCCCTTGGATGCTCAGGATCGACTTGGCCAGGGCGTCGGAATATGTCAGAAACGTGCCGTCGTCGATGGGGATCTCCTGCGCCGGAGCTTCCGCACCATCCGCGCTCTTGAAAAGGCAGATGTCGGCCTCCTGGTTGGCCCCCGCCCGCACGGTATCAACGCTGCTCAAAAACAGCTTTTTCAGTTTTGTTCTCATGCAATCCCTCCAGCATCAGGCCAGCAGAGCCATGGCCCGCTTGTACTTCTCCGCCCGATACCGGTCCTTCTCCGTCACGACGGGAAGCCGGCTCAGGTCACTGTTATGCTTCAGGTCGGCCAACTTCACAGCCCGGGCCAGATCGTTACTCTTGATCTTCTCCACATAGGCCATGTAGGGCTCGTCCTTGTCATGGGTCAGGAACGCCAACGCCTCCACAATGTGATCCGGGATCCCTGCGGCCAACAGATCACCAGCCGTAACGTCGGAGTCCTCCAGTACGTCGTGGAGAATGGCGGTAATGAACGCATCGAAGCTGTCGGTCATGGTGGCCACCGTCAGGGGGTGGAAGATATAGGGCTTTCCCGCCCGGTCCACCTGTCCGTCATGGGCATAAATCGCAATCCGCAGCGCCGCGCTCAAAACATCATGTCCCACGTCAAATCTCCTCCATAATCTTCTTGGCCTCAGCCTCGGTGATCTCGTCGTAGTCAGTCACTTCCCACTCGATCTTGAACAGGGCAGGCATAGCCACCCAGCCGCCGCTCTCGTAACCATAGGCGCAGAACTCGCCCTTCACGGTTCCGATCATCGCCAGGCGACGCACCTTTCCGGCCTCGTCCCGATAGACATAGTAGCGATTCTTCGTGCTCATCGTCATAACCTCGCTTTCCGGGGCACACCCCGCATTGTTATTTTACTACGCTTATCGTAGTTTGTCAAGGGTGAGATTTGATATCCAACACACCGTCCGGCACCGCGGAATAAGAGGAGATCTGCGTCATCGCTGCGTTCAGCTTGTCAAAGCGTCTCTTCGTTGTGCCGACTGCCCGCTGCTCTTCATAGAAGGGATGATTCACCTCTTTGGCGCCTTGGGTGGAATAGGTGTGGAACTGCAGCTCAAAGCTCAGGCCATCCTTGTTCTTGTAAACGCACTGAACAGCCTTCTGGCAGGAGGTGCCGTCCTCATACTTCTGGAAGAAGTTTTTGCAGCGTACCTCTTTGTAGCCCTGGCTTTCCAGGCTCTTCTTGACGTTGTTGTAGCCGGAAACAAATCCGCCATCCTCAAAAATTGCGGTATATCGCACAGAATCCTTGATGGCTGCCGCTGCTTCCTCGAAACTGACGTTATCGGTTTTGGAATCCGCTGCGATCTTGCCGCCCATGGAGCTGGGCTGCTTCATGCGGTGTGCGAGGCCGTACATCTTGCCGCCATTGTCGGCCACCAGACCAACCACGTCCTTTGTGATCTGGGGCTCAGCTGCCGCAGCTTTCGCAAATACACCATCGGCCAGCTCCGCGCACTTTTTCGCTTCCGCATCGGTGCAGCCGCCGCGCTCCTTGATCTTGTCCAGATTCGCATCTTCCTTCGTGATCGGGTCATAACTGTTGCCAACGGCTTTGCGGACCTTTTCCACATGCTTCGCCACATTCTTTTCGCTGACCTTGCCGCTGGTGATGATGGCCTTGCCTGCGCCGCCGCTGGCTGATCCTACGCCGGTGCCCTTGGGGGCAAAACGGCCGGTTGCCGGATCGTGCCTGTCGTTGAACTTCTCGATCTCCACAATCCGGTCGATGTGATCGGATTTTCCGATCTCCATGATCTGCTCAAATCGTGTGCTGTTTTCAAAGGTCTTTCCCACTGACCAATACCTCCTGTTCGCCTCTCGGTTTTCTTCTCTGGATCTGCTGAAGTAGTGCTTCTTGGCTGCCTTCTGCTCATCCATAGTGGCGTCCAGATTCTCCTCCAACCACATGCCATACTCAGGGTAAGCGTCATAGTCTTTTTTGGCATCCCGTTTCTCCACCGGCACCCGGTTGGCCTTGCCCTCGATGGAGAACATCTTGTAGGTGCCGTTTTTCACCTTCTCCCAGGCCTCGTCGTCCTCGATCTTGAAGCCGATCCACCAGCCCACGGGCAGGATGCCGGGCGGGATGCCCATGGCCCGCTGCTTCTCCTCTGTCAGGACGCAGCTTTCCACCAGTTTGCCCTTCTTCCGCAGGGAGGGAACGTGCTCCTCGCCCATGTCCCGGAAATTCAGCACATACTCATAGACGGCCTCCTCCAGATCCTCCGGGTCGATCATGTCGTGCTGCCGGTCCACCAGCTGCTCACCATCCACCGTCATGGAGATGGACGCCCAGCCGAATACCAGCCGCTTGTCCTCGTCTGTCTTGTAGATGGTGCAGAGGCCGTCGTCGTCGGATTTTCTGACATCGTCGCTGCTGCTGTCGAAGCGCTGGGACAGGGGGATCACCTTGCCGCTGTCGTCGTATGTCACCGGATCCAGCAGCTTTGTGCCCCGGTCCGTCTTGTTGGGATTGTAGCCCAGCTTGCCCAGGTCCAGCTTCCCGCCTTCCCATTCCTGGGGCTTAAAACCGTTCTTGCCCAGGATGTCGTCGCACTCCTGCTGGGTCAGGGCCCGCTTGATCCTCAGAGAGCCGGAGATGTACCAGGTGCCCAGCTCGTTGGCGTTGGTCATGGGATTTGTCGCAAACTTGTAATAGCCGTCGCTGGGCATCTGCTGCATGTCGGTGTACTTGGTCTTGCCCTTGTGGGGGCCGGACTTCACCGTAGAGCTCTTGGTGTAGTCAACGTCTGCCGCCATCTCGCACTCGAAAACGACCTGGTTCCATCGGTGGATGTTCTGGTAGTTGGTAGCGGGCTTGCTGGGGTCATAGCGCTTGTTGGGCTTGCCGCTCTCGGTCAGCTCCGGGTTGCCCTGCTTGCCACCCTGGGGGAAGAAGGGGAGATCTCCGGCATGCCAGCCCGGCCGGTATGCCAGCGCAGTCACGTCCTTGGCTGTGGAACCTTCGGGCAGGAAGCCCTGGTCGATCAGCTCCTGACGCACCTGGTCGTTGGGGATCTTGATGTTGGCGCCGGTCTTTCCGCTGCCGCCGGAATTGGGATTCTTCCGGGAGGGGGTGTACATTTTCCCGTTGTCCGCCTGGAAGTGGTAGGCGTCCTTGGCGTCCAGCCATACGTCCACAGGCAGCCGCTCCGTACCCTCCACAAAGAGGGCGGAGGGGTTGCCGTTCTCATCCACGAAAAAGGTCTTGTAGACCGTCACCGTGGTTTTCGGCTCCGGGCCTCGGCGGATGCTGTAGGCCGTGGTGTCGGGATTGGCGAAGGTCTTCGCGCCCACCGCTTTGGCCGTATCCAGCACCATCTGCTGCGCGGTCTCCAGATCGCCGGACTCGATAGCCGCCATGTAGGCCGCATCCTGCTCTTCCGTGGTCACGCCGTTTTTGCCCACGGCGCCGCCTCCGCCACCACCGGGAGCCGTAGCAAACCGCCCCAGTTCATCATGGTAGGGATTGGCCTTCTCCAGGATCTCACTGAAGGTTTTGGCCACCGGTTCTATCCGCTTGATGGGCTGCAGCTTCACCTTGGAAGGCGTCACGCTCCAATCAGAAGCTTTTTCACTTTTCCACTGTTCACGAATGCTCATCTCATTCCCCCGTTTCCACTACTGTCAGATATGCCTTCTTGGCGCCGCTGGGCCACTGCACCACTTCGCTGTGCAGCACGGTCCAGCTTGCCTTGCTGTGGGCCAGCACTTCGGACTCGCCTGCGGTGGAGAGATGGGCCACCGGTGCCGATGTCCTGTTTTTCACGCAGGTGATCATGACCGTGTCCACATCGTTGTAGATGTGAGCGCCGAAGCTCCTGGCCACTTCCTCATCGCTGGACCAGCTGGAGTTGCGCTGCATGCGGATCTGAGCGCCGGGGCCGATGTCCTTCATGAAGGCATCAAAACCATCGTGGTCGAACTTCATTCCCCGGTACATCGTGCCTTCAAAGGCATGATCCTCCTCAATGTACTTATCCAGCGTGGCCGTGTCTGCGTCATCCCAGGATCCGCCGAACCACTTCTGGAA